CGTAGCGAATCAGCAAAGCGTAAAGGAATAAGCAATATGCCAACCGAGGCACACATTGCCAATTTTAAGTTATTAGCGGAGAAGATATTTGAACCAATAAGGAATCATTTTAGATGCCCAATAATTATCTCTTCGGGATATAGAAGCAAGGAGTTGAACGCTGCCATTGGTGGTTCATTAACCTCACAACATTGCCAAGGAGAAGCGATTGATATTGACATGGATGGTACACCAAACGGAGTAACAAATAGGATGGTTTTTGATTACATCAAGGACAATTTAGACTTTGACCAACTTATCTACGAGTTCGGAGATTCTAACAATCCTGATTGGGTACACGTTTCTTATGAATCAACTGGTAAACAAAGAAAGCAAATATTGAAGGCAATAAGGGTGAATGGGAAAACCTCTTATACTAATTACAAATGACAAAAGTTCAAACTTGCGTTGATTATAGGGAAAGGTTTGGATGGGATATGCCGACCTTGAAACTTGCCAGGATTATCTACAATGATAATCCTTTGCTTTTTAACTCGGTTGATACAATTCGTGCTACACTAAGAAGCATTGAAGGCAAAGGAGGTAAACGAGTAATTGTTAGGAAAGTAATTGATGATAGACCAAAAAATCCTTATAATTTCCCGCAATCAGATGAGGCGATATACCAACCTTATGAGTTAAAAGCGAAGCGTTTGTTGGTTCTTTCCGACATCCATATCCCTTACCATTCCATTGATGCGTTAACCTGTGCTTTTGATTATGCTAAAGATGAGAAACCCGATGCCATCCTTTTGAATGGTGATACGTTAGATTTCTTTGGATTGTCAAGGTTTGCCAAAGACCCAAAGGCGAGGTCATTTGCACATGAACTAAAGACATTTAAGGAGTTTATGGATGTCTTGAAAAATACATTTAATGCGAAGATTTATTTCAAGATTGGCAACCATGAGGAAAGATACTTTCACTTTCTTTGGATGAAGGCACACGAGATTGTTGGGGTAGAAGAGTTTGAACTTGAAAATATTATCAAGTCAAGGGCAGAAGGTATTGAGATAATCAAGGACAAGAGGATAATGAAAGCAGGTGACCTCAACATTATTCATGGTCACGAGTTCGGAGGTTCGGTATTCTCACCCGTAAACATTGCAAGGGGATTGTTTTTAAAGGGTAAGGTAAGTGCTATGCAAGGTCATAACCATTCTACCAGTGAACATACGGAATCAAACATGAATGGAGAAATAACTACTACCTGGTCGCTTGGTTGCCTATGTGAATTGCACCCGGCATACCTGCCCATAAACAAATGGAATTGGGGTATGGCATTAATTGACATTGACGGGCAAAACTTTGAGGTCAGAAACAAAAGGATATTTAAAGGCAAAGTTCTTTAACTATGGAAGAGGACCTCATTTTAGGCGAAGAAGAAGAGGTTGAAGAAGTTGAAGAAGAGATAGGATACACCTATCCCGAATACATATCTTCATCGGTTGAGGTCCTAACTATGCTTGAAACTGCCAATCCTATGACCCGTGAAGAGGTTGAAAAGATGCAGGAGTTAAAAAGATTATGTTTTGAAATGCTTGAATTTTCCGTAAAATCCATGCACGGAATGCTATTTACTAATGACATTTGACTGTGTTCATTGTGTTTTTTTAATGTGATTCTCCCCTGATATTTCTATATCGGGGGTTCTTTTTATGGGTAAACGACAAAAAATATTTTAAAAAAGATTAAAAAAGATTTGTTTGTTTGAAATAAAGTATTATCTTGATATATCAAATCACAATTAAAACTACACATTATGAAAATTGACATCACAAAAGCATCAAAAAAAATGCTTCTTAAATCTATAAAAGGTATAGAAGATTTAAGGATAAAGTATGTTGAATCAGAATACTTTGAAGATTTTTACCCACATATTTTTGAACTGTTTGATTTCACACATGAACAGTTAGAAGAGGTAAAATACGATTTTATAAAAATAAGAATATAATAATCACACAAAACCAAAAACAATGAAACCAAAAACAATCATCACTTGGGCAACAATTATCGCAATGCTTTGGGTCGTAGGTCAGATTCAAGACCAATTTTGCAGATAATGAATACTAAGAAAATACTGCAACCTATTTGGGTAAAATGCAGATGTTGCAAATCACTTTATACAATCACAATTAAAACACAATCACTATGTCCGAAATGCCATTGCCTAAATGGGGCGACCTAAACACTATTGAACGTCATAAGTTACTTGGCGAGTTAATTGATTCCATGATTTATAGCGGAGAAGCGGTACAGAATCTTCAAGCAACTGTTGAGCAGTTTAGATTAATGGGTTACGTTAAGTCTATTATTTTACCTCAAAATGAAGATAATGAAACAATGCACGAAATGTAAAGAACACAAACCAAAGGACCAATTTAACAAGAATGCATCCTCAAAGGATAGATTAGCAAGTAGGTGCAGGGAATGCGAAAAGGGTATTAAGAAAAACAAAATAGATATCTACTCGGATTTGTACCGAATATTTTAAACAATCAAAACAATAAAATGACAAAAGAAGAACTTAGAAAACTACGCAGAGCAAAGGAAGTAACCCAAGAAAAGTTAGCAGAACTATCGGGCATCTCACTTGCCACAGTCAATCGTGCTGAAAAAACTGGGAAAGTTAGATTAAGTACAATGCAAAGATTATTTCATATATTAGAAGAAATTAATTAACTTTAACACAAATCAAATCACAATCGCAATGAAAAAACAAGTTACAACAAATGTCCGCATACCTGCGGAATGGTTAAAGGTTAGCATCGCAGACATTATGATTATGGTTACCGCTACCATTAACGATGCCGAGGATTACGTTGATGTAAATGTTAGGGAGATTCTCATGCCAGGGTATCACTGCCTTAACATCATGCCTCAGTTTCATTCTGCTTTTTATGAATTGGTAGAGCAGAAGTGCATGGATGCTTACACGTTTAAGATGGATTCAGATTATGACCACGAATATTATGCCGACTATGTACTATGACCGAATTGAAATGACCTTAATGGTGCGTGATGAAGTCCGAGCAACGGCATTCCCTTTGAGATGTCATGAATCAATAGAACGGCAACGGCATCAATGGTATTACTTTTATGGATTAAAAAGCATAAGAGATTGGGAAATCTTCATCACCCATAAGTCAACGATGGAGAACTCATCACCATTTAGAATTGAAAAAGCTTTTCCATATCACATTAAATCAAAACAAAATGAAAGAACAGAATCAGAATCAACAGACGAGCATTGCAAATCAGTTAATCTTACAGGGGGATTTATCCAAACTGTCGGCAAACGACAAGGTTAGGTATTACAACGGGTATTGCGAAAGGATGGGACTTGACCCATTTACTAAACCTTTTGACATATTGCGACTTAACGGAAAGGAGGTACTCTACTGCACAAGGTCCGGAACTCAACAACTTAACAAGTTGCATAAAGTTTCTCACCTAATTACCAGCAGAGATACAAATGCCGAAGCAGGGGTTTACATTGTAACAAGTAAGGCATCCCTACCTGATGGCAGATGTACTGAATCAATCGGGGCGGTTAACATTGCAGGACTTAAAGGTGAGGCTTATGCCAATGCTATTATGAAGGCAGAAACCAAGGCAAAACGGAGGGCAACGCTTGACTTGTTAGGATTGGGTGTATTGGATGAATCAGAGGCAGAATCAATCCCTAATGCATCCACAGTAGCAATCTCTGCAATGGTAGAAGCATTGCCACAGATGGAAGTTGAAGCGGTTGAGGTGATTGAGGAAGATGCAGAGTTAAGCATTGGCAGACTTGCTATTGCAATCAAGAAGGCAAGTAACATTGTAGAACTTAAAAAGGTTTACGATGATAACAAGCATAAGATAGAAACTAACAAATTTATCAAGGACCAATTAAAAGAAAGAAAAAATGAACTCCTTAAAGGTTAATGAAATAAAGGTGGGGGATATCGCCCCCACTAAGTTTGGTATAGAACTTATGGCAGATGCAATACAAGAGCAGGTTAATGATGGACTGCTTGACCCATTAGAAGTTGCAATTAAGTTTAATGGTTTAGAACAACTCGTTAAGTCAGTAAAATCCCGAATAACCGAGAATGTTCTTGCAGAACTAATGAAGCACCCTAAAGGTAAGGCAGAGGTACTTGGTGCATCAGTTTCGCAGATGGATTCCATTAAGTATGACTTTTCAGACCTACCTGGTTGGTCAGAACTTGAAGAGCAGATTATAATGCTCAAGGAAAAGCAAAAGGAGATTGAGGACAAAGAAAAAACCTACCATAAGGGCGACCTACCCATTAAGTCTGTAACTTCAACCTTCAAAATTCAACTTAGTAAATAAAAACAAATATGCAAAAGTTAATTAGTTTAAACATTGACGTAAGTAAAATTAACGCTAAACGCTTGTACAAGGGTAAAAAAGGACAATATTTGTCCGCAACCTTATTCCTTAAGGAAGAAGTAGACCAGTACGGAAACAATGGTTTTATCGTTGAATCCATCACCAAGGAAGAAAGAGAATCGGGTAAGAAAGGTACAATCATCGGGAATGCTAAGTTTATGGCAGCAGGTGGACCTCAAAAGCAAGAGGAAATACAAGACTTACCATTTTGATTAAAAACCAAGGGTGGGGTTATAATGACCTCACCCATACTTAAACCAATCGTTATGCATATCACATTAGACTTACACGAGCAGGAAATTGTCAGAAACATCGCATTAGCAAGGCATAAGGTTAACATTGATAGGGGGAGCAGGTCTTACAAGATGGGTGGAGGTGATGACCTACTTATTAACCTTGAAGGTACGGGTGGAGAGTTCGCATTTTGCAAATTAAAAAACATCTACCCCGATATGACCATTGACCACCCTATCCCATTTGATTGTTACATTAATGGTCACGGATTTGTAGATGTAAAGACCACAAAGAAACCAAACGGAATGCTTTTGATAGGTACTTGGAAATACAGGTCAGTACCATCGTATTACGCTTTAATGGTAGGCGAGTTCCCTGATTACGAGTTCAAAGGATACTTCCCAGGTGCAGAGGTATTCAAAGATGAAAACCTTGTGGACCTTGGGCATGGTCCAACCTACGGAATATCACAGGACCGATTAACTAAGGACCTATGAGATTAGTTAAAATCATTTACTTTTTTTTCATTTCACTTCCATTGGCGGTATGCTTTTATTTGGGTGCAACCATAATTTCATTTATAAAACCAAAGTTTTGAGGGATATAACCTATCATTTAGAGAACGCAGTTGAGTACCTTGTCTATGACTTATCCATTGAGGATATTGAAGAACGCAGGGCAAAAGCGGTCACATATCGGTCCGGTAAGTGCGTTTGTAACTTTATGGGATATCCTCCCAATAAGATTAGCGACTTACGGCAAGTTGGTCGCAAGGTTATAAGCAGACTTGATGGCAAAACCTATGCGGTCCGAGTGAAGAAAAAAGTTGAAGATGTTAAGTAAAATGTTATATTTGGAGTACTTGATAGTGGAACATCAAGTGCATTATAAAATTATTAATGCCTTAAGGAGATTCGGAGGTTTAGCGTAGGCTGACCTGTTCCACCCGAATCTTTTTAAGGTATTTTTTTTATGGCAAGTACTAAACCGACAATTTATTCAATTGAATTAGAAACTGGGTATATATATCATCCTACTCATTACCCAATTTTTACTATTGCAGAATTAAAAGAACTAAAAAAAAGTATAAATAAAACATTAAAACGTTATGCAGAATTAGGTTTAGATGATGTACAAATCCATAAATATAATAAAGATTCTTGTGAAGATATTATGGAGGAAGATATCAAAGGAATAAAAAAAGTAAAAAAAACAAATGATACCCCAACATTTATCTATATTATGATTGACCATAATACTGGATTTTATAAAATTGGTCATAGCAAAAATGTATTAAGGAGAGAAAGTACATTACAATCTGAAAAACCAACAATAGAACTTCTTTATACATTTGAAGGAATTGTTAGAGATGAAAGAGATTTACATGACAATTTTAAAGAACTAAGGGTTAGAGGTGAATGGTTTGCATTAGAAAAATATATGGTTGATGAAATAATCAAACAGTTTGAATGTAAAAGAATATCAAAAGAAAAAAGAAAACAAAGGGAGGGAATATCATGAAATACTTCCTACATGATACAAACTCTTTTAACGATGATAAGATTACCGAGTTGTATATTAAATTCGGGTATGAGGGGTTAGGTTTATTTTATACAATACTGGAAAAGTTTGCAAACCAAGAGAAACCAATCAAGACAATAGTCCTAAAAAAGCAGTTAAACATTGGTAAAAAGTTAGAGAAATGCTGGAACTTCCTTGAAGAAATACAATTAATTCAGTCAGACAATGGTGAAAGTTTCAATGAAAGAATACTAAACTTTGCAGGAAAATATAAAATAAAAAGCGAAAAAAATGCAGAGAGAGTTGCACAATGGCGTGATAAACAAGCAGTTACAAAAAATGTAACGCATTACACAGATGTTACGCTACAAGATTGTAATATTGCTAAAGTAAAGGAAACTAAAGTAAAAGAAAGTAAAGTAGGTTTTGTACGTCCTGAGTTATTTGAAGTACAGAACTATTTTGAAGAGGTAGGCAACCTAACAGAAGCAGAGGGATTTTTTAACTACTATGAGAGCAATGGTTGGAAGGTAGGAAAGAACCCTATGAAAGATTGGAAAGCA